AGGTGACTTCCGTGTTCCAGATGGTCGTGTTGTAACAGATATATTAATTGAAGAAGGACATTGCGTCGCATACTTTGGCGGTAGCAAAGAAGAGATTCAAATTAAACACATGGCTAATAGACAAAAGCTATTACGTGAAGGTATTGTTAATCAAGCTGAATATGATGCGGCAGTACTCAAGGAAGCAAAATAGTAGCATATAATATAAATAATTGATCTGAAATAGGAGATCAATTATGGCAGGTGTTAAAAGTAAAAAAGGCGGTGCTAGTTTAGTACGCTATAGATACCTAGATGAGCAACAGGTTAAGCCTGTCAAATATGTAGGTCCATATGGTCGTTACATGGCTGGTAGCGTTGGCAACGAGTTTGCATTAGTATTAGATGCACAAGGAAAGCCAGTTCCATTTAGTAGAATTGGACAACTTGGCAAAGTTATAAACAAATCATTACATAAAAAATAATGACAATAGCAGAACTACAAAAATTAGCTGGTATTACTGAGCGCAAGAAGTCAAAGTCGCTCAGTAATATTAGTCATACCGCAAACGAAAAAGCTCAATTAATGAAGAAGCACAAAATTAAACCAGGCACTCCTGAATGGTTTAAGTTATGGTTTTCAAGACCTTATCTCACAAAAGAAAAACCTTTCTAACACATTTTACCTAACAGGCGATAAATAAGTATATGAATACTTGTTATGTATATGCCTATCTGAGAAAAGATGGATCTCCTTACTATATTGGTAAAGGGTCTGGTAATAGAGCATTTACTAAAAATAAAACGGAAATTGGCAAACCTCCTATAGATAGAATAATCATTATTGAATCTAATTTAACAAACATTGGAGCTCTTGCATTAGAACGTAGGCTTATATCCTGGTATGGCAGGAAAGATTTAAGAACAGGAATTCTTAGAAATCAAACAGACGGCGGGGACGGCGTAACTGGGCGCAGATATACTGATACAGAAAAGAAAGCAATGAGTGTTAGGCAAAAAGGCCGTAAAGGAACACCACATTCAGAAGAAACTAAACAAAAATTGAGAGAGATTAATTTGGGAAAACACCGAGAGTCCTTTACCGAAGAGCATAAACAAAAAATTGCAAATGCATTAAAAGGTAAGACTAGGTCTCAAGAACATAGAGATAATTTATCTAAAGCAAATAAAGGCAGAGTTCCTGGCAAACAAGAACGAGAAAACTATCTTGATGCAATGAAGGCAGGTCTAACAGAATGCGAATATTGTGGTAAAACTACTAACTTAGGTAATTATCGTAGATGGCATGGAACAAACTGTAAGAAAAATCTTACTAAGCAACCTTAACTTTATCTAAATTTAAATATTGATTCCACTTAGGATCGGGAATTTGTACAGTCCTGTTACGCCACGCCGCGGCCAATGCCCAATAGTCTGGTTTATACGGCTTACTAAGCGGTACATATAAACTATCGCCCTTTTTGTGATTACAACTTTTACAAGCAGTAACACAATTTTCCCAGTTAGTTTTTCCACCTTGACTACGTGGTACAACGTGATCAATAGTCAAGTCCTTAAAGTCAAATGTATCTTGGCAGTACTGACATTGGTATAGATCACGCAGATAAACATTACCTCTACTAAAACGCACTTTACGTCTAGTATTAAAGTATTCTTTGGTAACTGCTACACTGGGCACATTTAGGCTCAATTTTTCGCTATGAATGATCCAATCTGGATAGGTTTCTAGCACTTGAATGCGTCCCAAGAACATCAATTTAATTGAGTGTTGCCAGTGTACTACCGACAAGGGTAGAACTGAAATTGGTGTGTAATCTTTGTTAAGTAGTAGTGTATGTGCCATAAGTAAGTGTATATAAGTATATATCACGCATGAAATCCAACGACGCAAATATTATAAAATCTCCTTATCAGAAAGTCAACTTTACTGAAAAGCAGATACAGGAGTTTGTAAAGTGTGCTGACCCAGTTGATGGACCAGAATACTTTATGAGTAACTATTTTTATATACAACATCCTGTCAAAGGCAAGATGCTATATGTTCCGTTTGAATACCAACGGCGTCTAATAAATGCGTATCATAAAAATCGTTTCAGCATAAGTCTAATGCCTAGACAAACTGGTAAAACAACCAGTGCGGCAGGCTACTTGTTATGGCATGCTATGTTCAAACCAGACAGCACAATCCTTATCGCCGCACACAAGTACACAGGTGCGCAAGAGATTATGCAACGTATAAGATATGCATATGAACTATGCCCAGATTTTATACGTGCTGGTGTTGTCAGTTATAACAAAGGTAGCATAGACTTTGAAAACGGATCACGTATTGTTTCACAAACAACTACAGAAACAACTGGACGAGGTATGTCCATTACACTACTATACTGTGATGAGTTTGCGTTCGTGAGACCTACTATTGCCCGTGAGTTTTGGACAAGTATTTCGCCTACACTCAGTACTGGTGGTAAGGCAATTATTACATCAACACCAAACAGCGATGAGGATCAATTTGCGTTTATATGGAAGCAGGCAAACAAAAACATAGATGACTATGGTAATCCTACAGACAACGGCTTAGGTGTCAACGGCTTTTTTGCATATCAAGCAGACTGGTGGGAGCATCCAGACAGGGACGAAAAGTGGAAAGAAGAAGAAATAGGACGTATTGGTGAAGAGCGTTTTAGACGTGAACACGGTTGCGAATTCTTAATCTACGATGAAACATTAATTAACAGTATGACTTTAGTTGATCTTGAAGGTCGGGATCCTATAGAAAAGCAAGGTCAGGTCCGTTGGTATAAGCGTCCCGAAAAAGGCAAGACCTATGTTGTAGGTCTCGATCCTAGTTTGGGCACAGGTGGTGACCCTGCGGCTATACAAGTATTTGAACTGCCCACGATGATACAGTGTGGCGAATGGCAACACAACAAAACACCTATACAACGACAAATTGTTATCTTAAAAGAAATATGCGATCATATCGCTGACTTAACACAAACTCCCAACAACATTTATTACAGTATAGAAAATAATACACTTGGTGAAGCAGGACTTGTAGTTATTGCTGAAATGGGCGAAGAAAACATCAAGGGTACATTCCTAAGTCAGCCAGTTTCTGCTGGGCAAGCAAGATTGCATCGTAAAGGATTTACTACAACTAACAAAAGTAAAATTACAGTCTGTGCAAAGTTCAAAAGTTTGATTGAAGGTAAGAAGATGACTATTAACAGTCAAAACTTAATTAGTGAACTTAAAACATTTGTAGCACACGGGTCTAGCTTTGCCGCTAAACTAGGCGAGCGTGATGATTTGGTAATGGCTAGTTTATTAGCACTGAGAATGACACAAGCATTGCAAAGTTTTGACAGCGAGTTAGATAATGCAATGCGTGATGGTGTAGACGACTTTGTTGCACCAATGCCTTTTATAATGATATGATAATTACCCCAGTTGATGCGCAATATAATCTATTCCTAGTAGAGGATGTATATCCGCAGGATCTACTTGATCAAGTTGCGCAAGAAGATTTTATGGAATATGAATGGGAACTACAGGAAGGACAGTTAGACTGGCCTAGACGTAGACTACTACCAAAACAGGACAGTATATTACCTAAACTTGATTTACACTTAAACAAAGTTAGACAAGACCTAGCAGATGCACTAAATGTACATTTTCCCGAGTACGACTGTTGGAGCAGTTTTTGGTTAGACTACGCTCCGTATACTTGTGGTATACATTTAGATGGTGATTTACCTATAGCAATGCAGGTATACTTGCTTGATAGCGCAGACGCTAAACACGGAACAGTATTTTATAATGCAGACAAAACTGTACGCTATACATTTCCTTATAAAGCAAATACAGGATACATTATGTTTAACGGTCCTAATCAGTTTCATGGTGTTCCGACTACACTTATCGAAGGGGAAACACGCTTGAGTAGTTACACTTACTTTGGTCCTGTGGAGCATAAATAATATATTATGCGTGAATTAGACAAAATATCAGCCTCATTATTTGAGAAAATTAGAGCAAAATTTGACAATGTAAACATTGGCAACGACAAAGCCAATCGTACAAGCGATCCCGAACAGGCTCGTTTTATTAACTTTGATTACATTAGTAACACAGGTGAAAACGTTGGTAACGTTACACTAAGTCTAATAGATGAGGACGCACTTAAAGTATACTACGGTATAAACATCACAGAAGGTATGAGTGATGAAGATAAAGATGAATGGTTTCAGTTTTTAAGAAATATGCGTAAATTTGCTAAAAGAAACTTACTTAACTTTGAAGTACGTGACATCAACCGTAGCAATCTTGACCTACAGAATTTAAAACAGCAGAGCAAAGCAGACGCACAGTGGGATACAGATGACTTAGTTGCTGAGTCACGCTTATACGGTGATAACAGGGACAAGCATACCAGTTATGCAGACCTAGGCGAACATAAAATTATTATCAAGCACGTAGAATCAGTAGATCCAGACAAACATGGTGCCCGTGCTAGAAATATTGATCGTGTGTTTATTGAAACACCTTTAGGTGAACGTTTCTTACTTGATCACAAAAACTTGCACGGTGCTAGAGCATTAGCCAACCACCTAAACCGTGGTGGCGAGATGGGCGACAGTGGTTGTGAAGTTATTGCTGAAATGGTTAAAGAGATGAGTGCTATGCGACACTTTGCTCGCAGTATGAACAACAGAACTTTTGAAGATACAGAAACAACACGTATGGTAGAAGCCGCATTAGGCCGATACGCAGAAGTTAGAAAACAGTTAGAAAGTTTCAAAGGTCGTAATGGACACGAGTTGTTATTACAAATAGCAGAAAACTATTCAGTACCAGAAGATGATGTTGATGTAGATGCACTACGTGAGCGTTTTGTTAAAAAGATATTTGACGATAGACTTAACGATGCACTACCATATGTTCACAGAGCGTACACAAACCAATTTGAAGATTGGGCAACAGATGTTACAGAAGAAACATTTGGCCCAGCCGCAACAGACGAACTAACTGACTTGTTCAACGAACCAATTACAGTTGGTATTGACGGACAAGATGCTATTGCCGCACTAGAAGGCATTAGTTATGTTGACCAAGATAGTTTACATGCAGAACTAAGAGAGTTATCAAAGCAGGGTCCAGATCAAGACGCCAGACCAGTTATTGCAAATTGGTTAGCACAAAATGGTGAAACTGAACTTGCAGATGAGCTTGAGGCTATATTACAATCACAAGCAGTTAACACACAAGAACCTGCACCACAACCTGCTCCCCCACCAGCAGACCAATATGCCGATTCAACTATGCCAGCAGGCAATCCAGAACCAGTTGTACAAGAAGATTTGGATATGCTACGTTGGTTAAGTGGTTTGGTAAAAAAATAAAAATTTTCGTTTGACAAGATAAATATATTTGTTATACTAATGCAGTGCGTTAGTATATCTAGGCACATTACATTAAGGCAACTTTTAAGGAGATATTATTATGGCAACATCATTGGCTGAAATTAGAGCAAAGCTACAAGCACAAGAAACCCGCGGTCAAGGCGGTACACAACAAGGCGGCGACAACGCCATCTATCCACATTGGAACATAGCAGAAGGTTCCAGCACAAGAGTAAGATTCCTACCAGACGGCAACACAAAGAATGATTTCTTTTGGGTTGAGCGTTTAATGATTCGTTTACCATTCGCAGGTGTTAAAGGACAAGCAGACAGCAAGCCTGTTATTGTTCAAGTACCTTGCGTAGAAATGTATGGTGAACAATGTCCAATCTTAGGCGAAGTACGTGGATGGTTTAAAGATCCAAGTTTAGAAGATATGGGTCGTAAGTATTGGAAGAAGAAATCATACTTGTTCCAAGGCTTTGTGCGAGAAAATGCTCTTGCTGATGACAAACAACCTGACAATCCAATTCGCAGGTTTGTTATTAGTCCGCAGATCTTTAACTTGATCAAAGCGGCACTTATGGATCCAGAATTAGAAAACTTACCTACTGATTACACAGCA